GTGGGTCTACGACACCGTCGCCAAGATGGACCCGGACGAGGCACGGATGTTCGCTCTGTTCGTGGCCGACGATCTACACATCAACGAGATCGCCAACAACCAACGGGCACTGTCAGCAGAGTACGACCGAGTCCAGAAGTCGATCTCGGACGATCTCGCTCCCTACTTCCTGCGCGAGCTGAACAAGGGTGCTGACCCCGAGGTCCTGGTGGCTCAGGCGGCAGCAGTCGCGGTGGCCAAGTCCAACTTCACCAACGACTGGTACATGTACCAGCAGCGTGACCATGGCAAGTTCGGTCGGATGACTCGTGGTCAGTACAAGGCTCAGGCCGAGCAGATCAAGGCTGGACAGAAGTCCGACTACGAGGACCTGAAGGCTCTGAAGCGAGGTTACGTGGCGCGTGGTGGTCGGGCCACTGCCCATATGGCCGACACCCTGCACCAGCCTGTCCGTGACTTCGAGTCCCGATTCAACGAGCGCCCGAGCAATGAGAGCCAGGCCACCGACACGATGCGCCGGATGGGTGCCACCGGGAACCTGGTCTCGTCCCTGGGAATAGCTACCGGCAAGCCCAGTGTGGTGGCTGCTGGTCAGTTGGCCAGCATCGCCGGTATGTACGGGCCAGAGGCCGAGAAGGTGATCGGCCCCTCGATGAGGAAGACGGCTTACCGCTACCGAGGGACCGAACGCACTCCGGACAAGAATCTGCAGGCCTACCAGAAGCACGCCGCCGCCCAGTTGAACCGGAACGAGGGGCGTCCAGCCAGCACCCCGCTGAAGCCCAACGAGAAGGTCTACGCCTCGCATCAGGCGGCGGTCAACTACATGCTCGGACTCGGCACTCAGAACGGTGAGCCAGCCCGGTCCCGGGTGCCCAGCGCCAAGATGGCCAACCTGCACCGTCAGGCGGGTCGGGTCACTCCGTCCGAGGGCATCATGATTGACGCCGAAGGCAACACGATTGCCCAGGCGGTCGGGTTCGGAGAAGATCACTACCTGCCATTCAACCTGAAGAATCTGGGTGGTCTGAAGGGCGGCTCCTACGTCCGCACCCGGGAGTCCGGTGGGCTGACCTCAGAAGACATCTACGCTGGTCTGCTCTCCGGTGCCCGCTCGGTCTCGGTGGTCTCCAACTCCGGGGTGTTCACCCTGCACTTCGACGACGACCTGCGTGGTGGTCGGCGCTACAACGACAAGGCCAAGCAGATGGTCGGTCGTTACGAGCACCTGCTGGACGCCGTCAAGTCAGAGAACGTGAAGAACCCAGAGCGGATGATGTCGCCTGAGACGAAGGCCCGGATTCGGCAGGAGACCGAGGACGAGTTCGCCGCACTGGATCTGCACCCGTCCAAGCAGGAAATGGAAGGCTACGTCGAGCAGGCCATCACTGAGGCAGCCAAGAAGCCACAACTGACTCCGGAGCAGAAGACCAAGCTCGACAAAGACGTGGCTGACATCACCCAGCACGAGGGCGAGGCTGCTGCTCGCCGGTTCAAGTACGAGAAGGAAGACGAGCTGCTGACCGACAACGCCGGGCAGAACTACCGGCTGGACGGTGAGGGCTACCAGGCGGCGATGCAGGCTCTGAAGGAGCAGTTCCCGTACTACATCGACGACGTGGAGTCGACCACCAGGAACAAGGTGCTGAACTCTGCCTCTGGCATCCCGGGCAGCCGGTTCCACGCCAAGCCTGATCAGGGCTATGTGAAGCCCCGGTATAACCGTCCCGAGGGTGCTCGGGCGGGCTACTTCGACACCACCATCACTGGCGAGGGCAAGCGCGGGGCTGACAAGACCAACTACCAGAACTGGCGGGCACGAGGTCCCGAGCGGAAGACGAGCGAGGGGGATACCGCGACCACTCCGGCAACCACTCCAGCCAGTAGTCCCCGGGAGCAGGCCCGCCAGATCCAGGACCGCCAGCGAGACGCTGACAAGCAGGACCGGCTGAAGACAGCCACCAAGCACGATGCCAATCTGTGGTTGCAGACCCATGAGGCGGTCAAGGCGACCAACAACGCCGGGGTGATCTCCTCGATCCGGCATCCGTTGATGGACCGCTATCGGGGGATGAGCGAGGCCGAACGGGAGTCTTTCCTGGACTCTGACGAAGCACCCAAGCTACGGGGTGAGATCAAGACTCTGCTGGATGCCCACGGTGGCACGCTGCGGGCCAAGAACCCTGGTTTCAGCGCTGATGACTTCGACGAGATCGGGCTGGTCGAGCGTCAGACGGCCAAGCCGAAGTGGGATGACAGCAAGCTTGCCAGCCACACTGCGCCAGAGTCTCCGATGGGTCTGGACACCGATCAGCTGAAGACAGTCGCCGGGGACAAGGATCTGCTGGAGCTCTCGGCCAAGAGCGACGAAGAGCTGAAGACGATGTCCAACCAGGCCCGGACCAACCGTCGTCAGGCTGACATTCGGATGAACGGCCCTCACGTCAAGCAGTACGACGCAGAGGTGAAGCGGATCGAGCAGGCTCGGGCGTTGAAGGTGTCCCGGCCTCCGGAGCCGAAGACCGCTGTGGAGACCAAGCCCGCCACCACTGCGGTGGATACCAAGCCAGACGCGCACGCCGCCTTTGAGAACGAGGTCAAGCGAGCCAACTCGATCTCTGACCGGTTTGACCGGGCAGAGGCTCTGGACCGACTTCAAGAAGATGAGCATGGTCTGTTCAGCGGGGTGCCGAATGATGAGAAGGAAGCTGTCCTCCAGCGTCACCGGAGGAACTAGATGACGGTCCAACTGGACGAGACCAACCACGTCATCTGGCCAGATGACCTGACTCCGGATGAGACCAACCAGATCAACGCGGTTGCTGCCATGCCGGATCAGACCGGCAGAACACTGCCCAAGGCGGCAGCTGCCATCGGGGGTGCTTTCCTGGTCTACCAGGCCTACATGAAGCATCGGCTGAGCAAGCAGTTGAAGGGTGCCGAGGACCTACCACCCCAGCAGTACGCGGCGGTCATCCAGCAGACCTTCAACACTTTCATGCCTGCCTGGACCTACATGGTCACCCCGGCCATCTTCAGCTCCTACCTGTCCGGAGTGGAGATGGCCGAACAGTCGATCGCCTCTCAACAGCTGCGGGATCTAGCCCTGCGCTACTCCTGGGGCCTGGGTGAGTACCTGAACAACAGGAGTATCGACGCTGCCATCCGGGGCTATCAGGCTCAGCTGAACCGGAACATCAACGGCAAGATCGCCCTGGCCAACATCATTGATGCCTTCGCCGTGCCGGTTCCGGGGGTCAGGAGCCTGGTCACCCTGTGGACCGGGCGTGCGGAGGCGAAGGTTTCTGAGGCTGCGCTGCCCTCGGTGAAGAAGGCCAGGATCAACCGGCAGATCGTTGCCCAGCTGCACCAGCGGGCAGAGCTGATCGGTGACCAGGAGAGCTTCAGCGCCCAGTCCACCGGCAAGCAACTGGCCTGGTCCTACGCTCAGCAGATCGGTCTGATCCCGGAGAACGCCACCCGGGTCTGGGAGACCGCAGACGATGAGCGTGTCTGCCCTGAGTGTGGCCCGCTGAACGGTATGGAGATGCCGGTCAATCAGCCCTTTGAGATCAACAAGAAGAAGTTCTGGTCACCCCCGCTACACGTCAACTGCAGGTGCAACGCCCGGTTGAAGTCTCACTTGGCTAGTGAGCTCGGCCAGCAGCTGTACCACCAGCTGCAGGATGCCAACGTCACCAAAGCCGACTGGGATGCTCGTGAGCACCCACGGGATACGAGCACTGGTCAGTTCTCCCGGGCTCATCACGGCTCTTTGCAGCGACTTCGTCAGATGGACAGACCCACGGTCTTTGCTGAGCCAGAGCCCGACATCAGCACCCTGGCGAACGAGGCACTGCTGCGTGAGGCGACGGTGGCACCGGAGAAGCCGAAGCTCAATCTGAACATCTTCGACACACCACAGACGGGTGAGGGCAAACCGAACCTGAATGTTGCCGCTCTCGATCTGGCCATCGACGTGCCGAAGGGTCCGGAGCTGGCGGTCGGGCCGACGCTGGACATTGCACCAGATTTGGCTCTCGGGATGGATCTGGACATCGGTCCGACTCTCGGCGGCAAACGCCCGAACATGCACCTGAAGCCGATCACCTCGATCACTCCTCCAGAGACCAGGAAACGGAAGCAACAGCACTCCTACTCACCCCTGCCTCAGCCGGTGTACGCCATCTACAACGAGGACTCGCCAAGTTTCGGACCATGGGGCAGACCGGATGTGGGGGATGCCATGGAAGTCACCAACGTGCACTTCACCTCCGATCCCTACAAGGTGCAGCGCTGGGCCGAGGACTATCGCCGGGAGAAGCTGGCCGATGCCAAGGATGTCTTCCGGGAGTGGAGTGATGTGCCCGGTGCCATCTCACTTCCCGCCCAGCAGTACGGTCGTGATGCCAACTACATCCTGAGCGACCATGACATCGACAACGCGGTGGCCTGGTACGAGCGAGCCGAGGCACGCGTCGAGAATGGTGATGACTACGACGAGGTGCCGGATGACTTCGCTCAGGTTCGGATCTACGATCCGAGTGAGCCGACGACCAGAACGACCAGTCGTTGGGGGTTCCCGGTGGAGCATCACGGCGGGCTGGGCACCGACGAAATCACCTACCGTCAGATAGTCGAGCTGTTGCATCTGGATGAAGTAGTCGCCGCGATGGAGCCTCGTCTGGTTCGGGTGGAGGACGCTCGTGACGACGCTGACGTGCACTACGACTCCGATGCTGATTCCACCGAGGCGCTCCTTCGGGACGACTACAGGATCGAAATGAAGTGGCGGGAGATCAGTTTGGCTGGGCAGAAGTTCTTGACGATGTATCTCGCGCCGATGCCAGACAGCAAGCAGATGGATGTCGAGGACTGAACAGGGAGAATGAGGCCATGGACGTTGTCAGCGCGCTGAGGCAGCACAGCGAGGCCGGTGCTGCCATCGTCGACCTGCTCTACGGGGAGATGGGCTCTGAGGTCTCCAAGGCGCTGATCGAGTTCGGCAAGGCTGCACCACCTACTGCCACACCTCAGACTGACCTGCGTAAGCGGAGGATGACTGCGGCGCTGAGCACAGTTGGTGCTGCTGCTGGTGCTGGTGGGCTGGCGCTGTCGGGCAAGAAGTTCGGGGGTGCAGCCAGGGCTGCCTACAAGGCGGCACCCACCTTGCGGAAGCTGCCTCGTCTCGGCCATGCCATCTCCCAGGGTGTCAAGCACGAAGGCGGCTCAGCGGCGCTCTTCCCACTGGAGGTCGCCGGTCTGGGTGGTGAGATCTCAGCCACCAAGATCCTGCATGGCGACACCCAGCAGAAGAAGCAGCAGCAGCCGATGGCCAAGTCGGTGGACGAGGTCGGCATCTACGCCGAGATCTCCAAGGTCGACACCGACAAGCGACAGATCTTCGGCTGGGCCAGCGTGACCAGCGTCAACGGTCAGCCAGTGGTCGACCTGCAGGACGACGTGCTGGACCTGGAGGAGATCGAGAAGGCTGCCTACTCCTTCGTGCAGAAGTCCCGGATCGGGGGGAACATGCACCAGAAGGAGGAGACCGGTCCGATCCACGTCTCCGACATGATCGAGTCGATGGTCATCACGCCGGAGAAGAAGAAGGCGATGGGTCTGCCGGACGAGGTCCCGGAGGGCTGGTGGGTCGGTTTCAAGGTGAACGACGACCAGACCTGGGCGGACGCCAAGACGGGCAAGCTGGCCGGGCTGAGCATCCATGGTTCTGGACGAAGGGTGCCGGTCTGATGGCCTCGTTGACCACGCTGAACCACGCCAACAACGCGCTGCAGCAGAATGTCGACTTCAAGGGCACGAAGCCAGCTCTGAAGAAGGGCTCTCCAGCTGCCAAGGTGGCCCAGGGCAGCAACCAGATCTACCGGCAGACGTTCGGTAAGACCTCTGAAGCTCAGCTACGACATCAGAAGAAGATCAGTGCCAACACCACCATGGTGACCTCGACTCTTGGTCTGGGGGCAGCCGGTGCTGCTGCTGGTGGTGCGTTGACCAGGAAGGTCGGCGCAGTCAAAGGCAGTCTGAAGTTGATGCGGGCGGGCCGCAACCTGACCAAGGTGGGTGTCCCGGTCTCGCTGACCGCTGGTGCCATCTCCGGTGCCTCGGGTTACAACAACGCCTCGATCCAGCGAGCCGAGGCGCGTCGCCGTAACCAGACCACACTGATCAAGGCCTACGACCCGGAGTACAACCGGCAGCGCCGGAACAAGGTCGAGTCGGTGGCTGCGGCCACGGGTGGGGCCGGTGCGCTCGGTGGCGCTGGTTACCTCGGCCAGCGAGCTCTGCGTCATGACACCAAGAACCTGCACCAGGCCCAGGCACACCAGGTAGGGGAGCAGGAGCAGGTCAATCGGGTGACCGGTGAGCACAACATGTGGAAGAACCGTCTGGCCGGTGCCAATGCTGAGCATCGCAGATTGCACGCTGTCCGGACACAGATGGATGTCGGGAACAAGTTCAGTCCCGCCGACAAGCGAGCGCGAACTGGTCAGATCAATGCGCACCTGAAGTACCGGGACGTGGTGGTCAACAACATCAAGGAGACGGAGAAGCTGATCGGTCAGCACAAGGGCCGAGTCGGAGAAGCTGCCAGGGCGGTGAGTGGTCTCCGCAAGGTACGCAGGGTGCGGGGGGTCAAGGCTGGTGCGCTCGGTCTGGCCGGTGCCGGAGCCCTTGGTGGAGCGGCTTATCTACACCGGAAGCCCAGCACCAACAGCTGGGCCAGCTACTCTCCCCGCTATCGCCCGCAGTCCTGAACCCAGGTTGCGGCCTTGACCATAATTGGTGGTGACATGCCGAACAAACTGAGCGATCTGGAAGTCGACGAGATCTCCCTGGTGTACAAGGGAGCGAACCAGCATTCCAGAGTCGCCATTGCCAAGTCTCTCGACGGTCAGCAGGAGGAAACCGTGGAAATCTTCGACCAGGACGGAAACCCGGTTGATCCCAACGCTCTAGAGCTGGGGGACGTGGTCTTCGACGCTCAAGGTGAGGCCTACCAGTTCTCGGATGATGACGAGGACGACGAGGCCGAGGAGTACGAGGATCAGCCTGAGCTGACTGGGGTAGGCAAGTCGGCCTTCACCACTCAGAAGCAGGGTGTGGCCAAGAGCGCCACCGGCTTCGCGGACGACTTCCGGGTCCAGCTCTCCAAGGCACTCACTGACTCCGCTCGGGACGAGGTTTTCGCCAAGGCTGTCGACTACGTCAGCTACCTGGAGAAGATCGCCATGGGTGCTGAAGAGGTTGCCAAGGCTGAGCGCGACACCCGTCGTCGGAGTGAGTACCTGGAGATCGCCAAGTCCTACTCGCTGCCGGTTCACGACAACGACCTGGCCGACGCCATGATGGCGATCGAGGACAATGTCGCTCCGGAGTACGTCGAGGTCATCGCCAAGTGCCTCGCGGCTGCTTCTGACGTGATGTTCGACGAGCTCGGCAGCAAGGGTGGTGGCACCAGCTCCTACCTGATCGACCAGATCGAGAGCTACGCCAACAACCAGGTCACCAAGAGTGACACCAGCAAGGCTGAGTTGATCGCCAAGTCATTCGCGGACGATCCCTCTCTGTACGACCGGTACCTCGACGAGTCCGGTCCCTACAACCGCTGAAACCCCGAGGAGGGTAGACCAACATGGCGTATGACGAAGCCATCCGGAATGTCACGCTGACTGCTGACAGCAGCCTGGCGGGCTACACCGGAGTGCCTGGTACCCCCGGGGCGGCTGACCCGAACTACGGGAAAGCCCAGTACCGGTTTGTCAAGGTGACCGGTGCCAAGCAGTGTGGACTTGCCACGGCAGTTGCTGACCATGTCGTGGGAGTAGCCCAGAACAAGCCCCAGGTAGCCGGACAAGCTGTCACGGTCGCCATCCGAGGCATCTCCCAGGTGCTCAGCGGAGGGGTCTTCATCCCTGGGGACCTGATCGACACCGACGCCACCGGGCGAGCCGTGAAGTCCGGGGCCGGGAACGGTATCGGTATCGCGATCGAAGCATCTGGCGGGGCGAACCAGTTGTCCTCCGTCCTGCTTCGGTGCAACTGAGAGAGGAGTGAGCGATGCCTAACCCGACCCAGGCGGATCTTCACGTCAATGTGCCGCTGACCAACGTCAGCGTGGCGTACATCCAGAACGCCAGTAATTTCATTGCGTCGAAGATCTTCCCCCGCGTGCCAGTGTCCAAGCAGTCGGATCTGTACTGGAAGTACAGCAAGTCCGACTGGCGACGCACTGACGTGCAGCGTCGTGCCCCGTCGACCGAGACGCCTGGCACGGGCTGGAACGTCACGACGGACCAGTACTTCGCGCATGTCTACGGCGTCCACAAGGACATCGACGACCAGCTGCGAGCCAACGCCGACTCGGTGTTCCGGCTCGACAGTGACGCGACCAACTTCGTCACCAACCAGCTGCTGCTCAAGCGGGACCTGGACTGGGCTGCTTCCTACTTCCGGACCGGTGTCTGGGGCCAGGACATCCAGCTCAAGAAGGCCGGTACCACAGCTGCTGAGGACCAGCGTTGGGATCTCGCCACGAGCGACCCGGTGTCCTGGTTCGCCACGGCTCAGGTCAACTTCATCCAGCAGACCGGGTTCAAGGCCAACACGCTGGTGCTCGGTGCCTACACCCTGAAGGCGCTGAAGAACCACCCGGCGATCATCGACCGGATCAAGTACACCCAGAAGGGCATCGTCACCACCGATCTGATCGCTGAGCTGTTCGATGTCGAGAAGATCCTGGTCAGCTACGCCACCCTGAACTCCGGTCCGGACATCCCGGACATGAAGGCTCAGGACGCGGCTGGCGTGATGAACTTCATCTCCAACCCGACCTCGGCACTGCTCTGCTACACCACCAACAGCCCCAGCCTGATGCAGCCGACCGCTGGCTACACCTTCACCTGGAACGGCTATCTCGGTGGCAACGCCCAGGGCATCCGGATGAGCCGCTTCCGCCAGGAGGCGATCCGTTCGGACCGGATCGAGGGCGAGATGACGTACGACATGAAGGTGGTCTCACCTGACATGGGCCTGTTCCTGTCTGATGTGGTGGGGTCCGCAGCCGACCTGCCGTGATGCGCGAGGAGCACGTGAGGGGACGGTACCGATCGGGGGAGAGGTGCCGTCCCTTTGCTCTGTAGAGGAGAGAACTGATGGCTAGATACGTCATCGCCCGGAACTTCATGGTGCCGGGTGACCAGATGCTGCAGTACGGGGAGATCGCTCCGCCTGAGATCGAAGCGAGCCCGAATCTGCTGTCTCTGGTGTCTGCTCACTACCTCTACGCCTTGCCGGACGAGGGTGACGGTGCCTGGCTGCCACCGCACCTGTACAGCCAGGTGGTCAACATCCAGATGCGGCGTGGCTTCATCCGGGAGGGCGAACCACCGAACCTGGGCATCAACTGGACCAAGCCTCCGGCAGTCGAGCGCTCCGAGGAACTGCTCGACGTGGAGGCAGCGAGCCACGAGGCCAACCGGATCTTCGCGGAGCAGAAAGCGCAGCGGGTGATCGAGCGGGAGCGGACCTTCCGGCTCTCTCCGCGACCGGTAGAGCTTCCCCCGGAGAAGGTGCTGATCGACTCCAAGTACGGGGAGGCCATGTCGTCAGGGACCGATCACATCATCCCGCCAGATGAGGTCGAGGTCCCCGACGAGGTGGCTGACTATGACCCGTACGCCGACGAGGACCAGCCCGTTCCGGCCGAGCCTGGCGAGCCAGCAGAGACCGACGAGGAGAACGACAACGACTACACCAGGGCTGATCTGCAGGAGCTCGGTCACACCTGGAACGATGACCACCCCGATGACCGGATTGCCCTGAACCAGTCCAAGGCTGAGCTGGAGGCTGCTCTGCGAGAGCGCGGGGCGCTGTGAGCTTCACCTACGATGATCCGGCCAACACCAGGAACGAGGCTCTGCGGTTCCTGGTGGGTGATGTCGACCCGTCCCAGCCCCTGCTGCAGGACGAGGAGTACAGCTACCTGATCACCATCTGGGGCGTCTACAGCGACTACAAGGTCGCTTCCTACTGCGCGGCAGCCATTGCTGCCAAGCTCGCCCGCGAGGTGGATGTCAGCTCGGATGGTCAGTCTCTGGGGACCAGCCAGCTGCAGGAGAAGTACGAGAAGCTCTCCGTCACCCTGCGGGATCAAGACACAGCTACCTTCCCCGGGGATATCTTCATGGGCGGTGTAGACCCCGGGGAAGGTGTCTACCCCGGGACCAACCCACTGGCCTTCGGCACCGGGATGCACGACAACCCAGCGGCAGGCACCCAGGACTACGGTGACTACCAGGACCAGTACGGATACGGCCCCTACGACGCCGACTGGCGCGTCAAGTGGGGCATGAGCGATGTGCCGTAGGAGGCCACCATGGGCTTGGCACCTGATGGCTCTCCGTTCAACCTGCGGATCAGCCCGTACGCGCTGACCTACCTGCGTGAGCGGGCTACTGACCTGATGAACTGCGCGATCATCGCTTCTGAGCCGGTGGTGAGCTACGACGCGCTTACCCGGCGTGAGACCTCTGGTGTGGGATCGGTGATCTACGACGGTCCGGCCCGGGTCTGGCAGGTGCCTTCCTCGGCTCAGGTACAGGTCGGTGAAGACCAGGTCACCATCACCCAGACGATGCTCTCAGTGCCCTGGGAGACGCCGTCCTTCTCCTTGGACACCTTGATCCTGGTGACTGCTGCCGACGACGACGATCTGGTCGGTCGCAGTCTGAACATCGAGTCTTCGGTTCGTGGCGGAGGGCTTCGTGCTTCTCGCCAGTTCAGCGTCTCCATCTCCACCTCGAAGCGGGAGAGCTGGTAGATGGCCATCGAGTACTCCGCCGTGACGGAGCTGTCCAAGAACATGCAGCGGGCAGCTGACAACGCCCCCAAGATCGTGAACACCTGGTTGCACCAGATGGTCGGTCCTGATCTGGTGCGGGAGATGAGTCAGCGGGCACCCTACAAGACCGGCAACCTGCGTAACCACATCCGTCAGATCAACCTGCCGGGTCAGGTGACGGTCGGTCCCTACGGTGTGGGCTACAACGAGTACGTGGTGCAGGGCACCAAGCCGCACGACATCAAGCCGAAGAAGGGCAAGTACCTGGTCTTCCAGATCAACGGCAGGAAGGTCTTCGCCAAAAAGGTGCACCACCCGGGCACCAAGCCGAACCCCTACATGACCGACTCAGCAAATGTCGTGATGCGTCGGATGGTCCCGAAGCTCACCGGTCTGACGGTGCAGGTCCTGAGGACCGGCAATGTCTAACACCTCACCGAACCGGAGATTCCTCACCGACTGGATGAAGGACTTGTTGACGACATCTGGTCTGAAGACCGATATCGCCGTGGCTCCACTGGACGCTGGGTGGAATGACAACCCTCGGCTGAACGGTTCCTACTTCGACGCGTACACGGTCATCCTGCCGCTGGCGAGTGCCGATTCAGAGGGTCCACTCAATGACATGGGAGGCATCTGGACCCTCCCGTATTCGCTGAGTTCGTACGCCATCAGCTCTGCTGCAGTCGAGGATCAGGCGGACACCGCTCGTAGAATCGTGCATGAGGCTAACCGCTCGACTGTTGATCTGGGCGGCACTTTCTGGAGGGTGATGAGCACGATGACCAGCTCGATCGGGGGCGTGGACATCAACTACCAGGTAGAGCCGCCGCAGCTGATGCAACGAGATGTGGTCTCGCTGCGGATCACCAAGAAGGAGACCTGATGGCTGAGTCTGAGGACTACCGGGACAAGGCAGACAACCGTGGCTACGTCACCGTGAAGAAGGATGGCGAAGAGGCCCAGGTTGTTCCGTCCTCAGCCCATGTCTGGGTGGATCGTGGCTGGTCTGTGGTGAACCCGGCAGAGAAGAAGACGCCCACCCGGAAGCGCGCTCCCGCAAAGACCGCAGAGCCCAAGGAGGGCTGAGCCTTGACTCGCATCATCCCGAACGAAAACACCTTCATCGGCTTCGCTGTCACCTGTGCCGACCTCCAGGCCCCGAAGGCTTCGGAGGTGGCTGGTTCGGTCGATCTGACCGGGTACTGCCTGAGCATCAACGCCTCGACCACGGGCAACACGGTGCCGACCCCTGCGCTGGACAGCCTGTTCGAGACCAGCATCGCTGGCACCGTCCAGGGCTCGTTCACTGCCGACTTCTACCGCGATGACGAGGATGACCTGGCCTGGGAGACCCTCCCGCGCAAGACCAAGGGCTACATGTTCATCTCCCGGTTCGGTGGCTCCAGTCCCAACGGGACGATGCCGATCTCCGGTGACGACATCGAGGTCTGGCCGATCCTGGTGGTCTCCCGGACGATGGCTGCCAACGGCTCCAACACGGTGATGACCTTCACGGTGACGGCTTCCATCCCGGAGGAGCCTGTCGAGGACGGCGTCGTCGGTACCTGAGTAGTAGCGTGTCGTCCAACTCCACCGCCCAAGGAGAAGGATGAGCACGGACACCAAAGCTGTTGGCTCCAACATCAAGCTCAACCGGTCGCTGACCGAAGACGCAGTGTCTCCTGAAGTACCAGAAGTCCCACAGGAGACACTGCGTGATCGCTTTCTGAAGAAGAAGCGACGGATCGAGGACCGCGAGATCACCATGGACGGTGAACAGGTCACGGTTAAGATCCAGGCCCTGACCCAACAGCAGCTCGACGACCTCTACTCCCACCACCAGAAGCGCCGGAACAGGCAGGTCGACGATGCCCTCGGGGCCAACTCCGAGACCTTCCCGCCCGCTCTGTTCAGCATGTCCATCATGGAGCCGAACCTGACCCAGGACGAGTGGCACGACCTGTGGGTCTCTCCGGAGTGGTCTCCAGGAGAGCTGGGCCACCTGCTGGACCTGGTGATGAACGTGACCACCCGTGGCTTCGACCCCCCTTTTGGCGGGCGCGGCTGAGAAGTGACCATCAGTTCGCGCTCGAAGTCTCCTGGTGCTCTGAACACGGGTTACCGCACTCGAAACTGTTGAAGTGGTCCCAGGAAGATCGGGCCAAACTGATCGCTCATCTGCTGGAGGAATCCACTCGTTGCTCGATGTGCGGAACCAAATCCTGGGAGTGGGAAGAGAACAAACGGGCCTACATGCCCACCGAAAAGTACTGTCACGGCTGCTATCTGAAACACGTCGGATCAGAAGACGCCAACGCACTTCCTGGAACCACGATCGAGCTGATGCCCTACGACGCTGCCCTTGTCGAGTCTCAACGCTTACGCTACGAGCAGGCGATTATGAGTCGGGCGCAGAGCAGGGGCGATAGTGGCGAACGAACAGTACGGGGTAACCCTCACAGCGGACAGCCAGCAGTACCAGCAGTCCCTCAACCAGTCGGTCCAGTCCACTAACTCCCTGACCGATGCCCTGGGTCGCGCCGGGGTGGCGATGCAGGGTCTGTGGCAGAAGACCAACCGGAAGCTCACCTTCATCGCCGCTGGCGAGGTCGCGGCTATCACTGCGGCCTCGATCGCGGCTGGCAACCTGCAGCAGCAGATGGCCCAGCTGCAGGCCCGCCAGGTGCTCCTGCACCAGGACACCAACTCTTACGTCGGCACCGTCTCCAACCTGCAGCGTCAGTACGGACAGACCTCTCAGCAGGCCGTCCAGCTGATCCAGCAGCTGAACCAGCTCCAGGTGCCGTTCCGCCAGCAGCAGGCTACCGCCCAGAACTACATCCGGATGGCCTCGGTCACCGGGGAGAACGTGAACCAGCTGGCCACCAGTCAGCAGAACTTCATGCGGGCGATGGGTGGCTCCCAGCGCTCGGTCGAGAACTACTCCTCGATGATGTCCAAGCTGCAGGCCACCACAGGTGCCTCGGCTTCAGCCACTGCTGACTTCGCCACCTCGATCGCTCCGATCTCGCGCACCCTGGGGATCAACTCCAAGGAGGTGGCCGGGATCTCGGCTGCCTTCGTGAAGAGCGGCCAGGACGGCTACGCAGCGGCCAACGTCTACACGAAGATCATGTCCGACATCAACCGGGCAACCCAGTACGGATCGCCTGAGCTGAAGACCTACGCCGATCTGCTCGGGGTCAGTGTGGACCAGTTCAAGCAGATGCCCAAGGCCGAGGCCATCACCCAGATCTTCGACGATCTGAACAAGCAGGGTCCTCGCGGCATCAAGATGCTGGAGCAGCTGGGTCTGGAGGGTGTCCGGTCTCAGCGGGCCATCGCCTCGGTGGCTCAGCAGGGTGGCCTGGGTGGGGCCATCAACACCGCCAACGACGCCTACAGCAAGACCGGTGACTACCAGAAGGCCTCCAAGGAGGCCCTGTCTGGGATGAACGACGAGCTGTCCAAGACCCAGCAGAGCCTGACCGCTGTGGCTCAGGGCTTCGGCTCGCTGTTCATCCCGATGATCACCAAGGCTGTCCAGGCGGTGAATACCTTCATCTCCCCGCTGGTGAAGCTGACCACCATGCTGGCCTCGATGCCGGACTGGATGAAGAGCATGGGGGCGCTGCTGGCCGGTGGCGCGGTGGCAGCCAACTTCATCCCCCGCATCATCGCCGGTCTGGCTGGGGCCACCGGTATCGCTCAGGTGCTCCGTGGACCGGCCTCGCTCGGAGTCAGGGCAGGGTTCCGCCCGAACAACCTGAACGAGGCCCAGCAGAACTTCATGAAAGGTGAGGGGATGGCTGGTCCCCGCACCCTGTTCCGTGCTGGTGAGTTCGTCGGTCGCAACGTCCGTCCCTCCACCTGGGTCGAGCGGTTCGGTGGTGCTGAAGGACTGTCCCGCTACCAGGACCGGATGGCCAACCTGGGCGGATCAGCTGGCGATCGTTGGCGTCGACTCGGGATCAGTGCAGTCAGTGGTGTGGGCAGCCTGGCCTCGTCGATGTTCCTGCCCTGGCAGAAGGACTATCTGCAAGACCCCTCGCAGATGCACAAGAACCCATTCGTCTCCCGGATGATGATGACCGACCAGGGCACCTGGGGCGATCAGTTCAAGAAGTGGTTCGGGGTCACCCAAGAGCAGAAGGATGCCTTCCGGGACGCCACTGGGCGAGAGGCAGCGGCGGGCAACCTGGCGGCGATCAAGGCACAGACCGGTGCCCTGAACTCCATGAACAAGGAGACCAACAACGCCACCACGGTGATGGGCCAGTTCCGTAAGTCAGCTGGCCAGTTCGCCAGGGCCGGGCTGAACGCGATGGGCGGGGCAGCCTATGAGGGCGGTCGGATGGGGATGGCCGGTCTCCGTGCCGGAGCTCCCCGCGCCCTTGGTGCGCTGGGTCGTGGGGTCGGTGCGGTAACCGACTTCCTGGGTGGTCCGGTCGGGCTCGCCATGATGGCCGGTACCGCCGCTGTCGGGGCCTACGGCCAGTACAAGTCCGGGATCGAAGGTGGCAAGGTCGATGCCGGTGACGATGTCGGTGCTGGTCACACCTACCGCGAAGCACTGGGGATCGCTGCTCGGGCCACCACATCTTTCGCTGATGTCATCAACGAGAGCGCCCACTCCATCAACGACGCGGTTACCTCGGTAGCCGGGGCCATCCAGGTCAGCGCCAAGGACATCCAGACCGCCAGCGGCAAGCCGGTCCAGGACCAGAACGTCAAGAACCTGACCGGGACCAACCTGCAGAACTACGTCACGGGCGCGCTGTACGGGGCCTCTCCGCAGGAGGCTCAGTCGCTGAAGTACGACCTGCTGGCCAAGGGGATGAGCCAATCCGAGGTCCAGCAGATGCTGAACACGGGGACCAACCAGAACACCCCGTTGACCGGGCTCTACGGAGCGATCAACACCTCGAACCAGACCGGCCTGTGGGGCACCGGGCTGTTCAACCAGTTCGGTCTGTCCAGTGCCAACCAGCAGAACGTCCAGACGGCCACAGGAACCGCTCAGCAGCAGCTGGCGCTGATCAACCAGCGGCTTGGCCCCCAGGCTGCCAACCAGTTCACCCAGGCCCAGTACGCCGATCTGGTGCGGGCCAACTACGGTGCTGCCACTGCCAGTGGTGGCTTCGACACTTCGCAGTTCAACGGCACGATGGGCTCGGGTAGTCGAGAGGCTCAGGGCCGTCAGCAGGCCTTTCTGCAGTTCCTGGGCACCACCGACCCGGAGTCGCTGAAGGCTCTGCAACAGACTCAGACAGACCTGGCCAATCAGATGGGCGGCAGTACTGCTCAGGGTCAGGGTGGTGGTGCTGGCATCCGGAACCGGTTCGGTGGCCGGAACGCAGTCGGTGGTCAACAGGCCAAGCAGCTGACTGCGGAAGAGCAGAACAAGCTCATCCGCAACAGCATGAACAAGCTGGCCAACAGCGGCACTCCGGCTGGCGAGAAGATGCGTCAGGCCATGATCGACGCGGGGATGAACCCCAACTTGACCTACGACCAGGGCACGCTGCAGGACGACCCGCTGAGTGTGTTCGGCAACGAGCAGACCCGCTCGTCGATGGCGATCAGCTCCTCGGCTGCCGCCAACCTGTTCGGCACCCAAAATCAGAACCAGCGCCGGGTCATCAGCGCGATGAACAACGAGGGCAACGCTGGCGCGGCCTTCTCCGGTACCCAGGCCCTGATGTACGGGCAGATGGGCTCTCGGATGGGCGGCGGTCTGGATCAGACCATCGGGGAGCTGCAGAAGTTCGGTGGAGCAGTCGGTGCGGCCAACCCTCCTCTGCGGGCGATGATCGACGCCGCCGAGCAGGCCTCCATTGCGCTGCGGAACTACAAGGACACCATCGGTGGCCGGACCACCCTGATGGACCAGGCTGGCACCCGACTGACCGACTTCGGCCACGCGCTGGCTGCCTACCGCCAGAACCCGAACGACGAAACCAACGTCAAGCGGCTGCAGGGTGCTCAGGATGATGCCAAGCAGACAGCGTTGTCCATCAACGACTGGATGCAGAACATGGTCCAGCAGTACCGGGCCTTCGATCGTCAGCGTCAGCAGGGCCAGGAGCAGTTGGACCGGTCGATGCAGCGGCAGAACCGCGACTACGGCATCCAGATGGAGCAGGCTGACGAGGACTTCAACACCCAGCGGTCGCGGAACGAAGAGAACTACCACATCCAGCGGAACCGCAACATCAGTGATTTCCATCAGCAGGAGCAGCGTGCTCAGGCTGACTTCAACAAGCAGCGGAGCCGGGAAGAGCAGGACCACCAGACTCAGCTGAAGCGGATGGCTGAGGACTCGGCCAAGAGCTTCTACGACGTGTACACCCGGATCACCACCCAGCGCACCTGGGACTCTGCCAGTCTGCTGCAGAACATGGGTGTGCAGACCCAAGCGATGCAGCAGCAGAAGACCGACCTGGGCACCCTGCGGAAGATGGGACTGTCCAACGCAGCCATCCAGCAGCTCGGACTGTCGGACCCCCAGCAGGCCCAGGAGGTCACTCGGCTGCTCCAGGGCCTCCAGGCCAATCCCTCCCAGATCAAGCAGTTCAACGCCGGGGTGGGGACCCGGACACAGTCGGCAGGTTCGTTGGCGATGGATGCTGGCAACACCGAGTACGCCCGCTCAGAGGCCGACCGGAAGAAGGCGCTGAAGCGCAGCTCGGATGACTTCGACGAGTCGATGGACCGGCAACGTAGTGACTTCCACAAGCAGCTGAGCCGCTCCGGACAGGACTTCTCGCGGGCGATGAGCCAGTCACAGAGTGACTACAACAAGATGCGCAAGCGTCAGCAGGATGCTCTGAAGCGGTCTCAGGACGACATGCAGAGCGACTTCAACAACTCGATGAAGATCCAGCTGAGCAACATCAACTTCTTCGCCCAGCAGACCTCACAGACCTTCACCGATGCCCAGAAGACGGTGGAGTCGCGCACGTCCGGGATGACCAAGAAGCAGGTCCAGGACATGGGCGACCTGATGGGCAAGCTGAACTACGTGGTGGTCACCCAGGTTGATTCCATGGACACCACGGTGGCTGGGCCGTACAAGAAGTGGGGGATCTCCCCGCAGGGCAAGCAGCTCATCTCCGGTGGTGCTGGTGGAGCTGGTGGCAGGACTGCTCCGGGCAAGGGCAACATCCACGGCAACATCCCGGGTGGTGGTCCTGGCGACGATGCCTCGGTGGCCTCGGTGCTGACCACCTCCCACATCGGAGGCGGTGGCAGTGGTGGCAGCGGCAAGAAGGACTGGCCGGTCGCCAACCACCACGTCGGTACTCCCTGGGGCAAGCCAGGTGGCTGGAAGGGTTCCAAGACCCTGGGTCCAGGCTTCCACTCCGGTGCCGACTTCCCGGTCGGTGTCGGTACCCCCGTGCACGCGGTCGAGGACGGCACGATCTCCTCGGCGGGCTGGAAGGGTGCCTACGGCAACATGGTGGACATCAACCATGGTGGCGGCATCCACACCTGGTACGCCCACAACTCCTCCCTCGGGGTGAAGCGTGGCGACCACGTCACTGCTGGTGAGGTCATCTCCCACTCTGGTGAGACCGGTCGTGCCTTCGGTCCCCACGTCCACCTGGAGCTGCGGGTCAACGGCTACGACAAGGACCCGATCCCCTGGCTGAAGGGTGCTGCCACCCCCAGTGGTGGTTCTCCCAGTGGTAGCGGTCAGAGCGGTGCCACTGAGCCGCATCCGGACTTCAAGAAGTTCGTGGAGAAGTTCGAGTCCGAAGCTGACGCGATGAACTACCTCAGTTCTCACCGTGAGCAGTTCCACTCCGGCTTCTACTACAAGAAGGGTGAGCTGGCCGATGCCATGGCCGCTGATTTCCACGAGCAGTGGCAGAACAAGTACGGCGGTGTTGCCTACGGCGACGGGTCAACTGGTGATGGCGGTGTCACCACGGGTGGCAAGGGTGGCGCTATGGGGATCTGGAACGCGCTACGGACCGGTGGGTTGAGCGAGGTCCAGGCCGCTGGCGTGATGGGCAACATGCACGACGAGTCGGGGCTGAGCTGGAACATCAAGCAGGGTGGTGGCACCTCCAACAACCCGTCGTCAACCGGTGCTGGCTACGGCCTGGTGCAGTGGACTCCCGGCTCCAAGCTGACCGAGATCTTGAAGGCGATGGGACTGCAGAACTCCCTGGAGAACCAGGTCAAGGCGCTGTTGAACCAGCTGTCAGGTCATGGCCCGGACAGCGAGGGTCGGGCAGGGAAGATGCTGAAGGAAGCCACCTCGGTCTTCGACGCGACCAAGGCCTTCCTGCGCGGCTACGAGCGAGCGGCAGACACCTCCGACGCGGCGGTCAACCGGCGCAACAAGTGGAGCGAGCAGTACTACAAGCAGTTCCACGGAGGGAAGCTGCCCGACTCGGGTGCCATCAAGGGCACGCCCGGGGACAAGTTCGCTCAGGCGTTGAAGTGGGCCGAATCCCAGAGCGGTCTGCCCTACGTCTTCGGCTCACCTGGTCCTGGTGGTTACGACTGCTCCGGCTTCATCGGTGCGGTCCAGAACTACATCGAGGGCAAGCCACTGCACGTGCGTCGGTACTCCACCCAGCAGTTCGGTGGTCACACCAACTTCGACCACTTCACCAAGGGGAAGAAGTCACCCTTCATGATCGGGGTCAAGCCGGACACCGGTCGGTCCGGGCACATGGCGGGAACCCTGGACGGGGTGAACATCGAGTCTTCCGGTGGCAAGGGTGTGCACTATGGCAGGGGAGCCAGGGGCTGGAACGACTCATACTTCTCCTGGCGCGGCGGCTACGGCGGCTACGGCGGGGGCACTGGATCGGCCAATCCGGGCTGGCACTGGGTTGGTGAGCACGGTCCTGAGCTGCGGGCCTTCAAGGGCGGGGAGACCGTTCTGAACGCTGCCCAGTCGATGAATGCCATGATGAGAGCCAAGTCCAACCAGGTGGTGTCGGCGTCAGGTAACCACATCACCACCAACAACAACTCCTTCGATCACTCGGTACAGGTGGCCAGCGTGACGGTCAAGGCAGACAACCCCCGGACGATGTTGACCGAGCTGGAGCGAGAGGCCCGGTTCGCTGCTCTGACGGGGACGAAGAAGTGACCACCATCCGCACTGGTCCGATCCAGCTGCCGAATGACTTCGACGACGAGGTCGACTTCGACGCCCAGATTGCCTACGGCACGCAGTGGCAGTCCATCAACGACCACATCAACTTCCGGGTGGCTTCTGAAAGCTTTGGGACCACCGGTCAGACCTACCGCAGGATCGAGCTGAGCAGCTCCTTCTACGCCGGTACCTACGACGTGAACCACGTGCCGGATGCCCAGAAGCGGAACATGGTGGTCTGGGTGAAGGGTCGAAACTTCGAGGACCTGGCCACTGCCCGGGATCAGCTGGTCACCTGGTTCACCCAGGACGACTTCATCCTGCGGATCGTTCGGGGTGACACGTATGAGTACTGGGAGTGCCACTGTGCCGACTACCAGATCGACGAGTCCCAGGCCATGATGTTCAACCGGATGTGCAAGCTCAGCTTCACGATGTCGGTGATGCCTGGCGTCCAGACATACGTGGTGCTCTGATGCCAGCAGGACCCACTGCTTCTGGCCTGGACTATCTCGCTAATCTGATGACGACTGGCGAGACAGCGGTCCCCTGGTACTACCTCGCGTTGATCCCAGAGATCGAGCCAGGCTTCTCCTCGACCGGTGAGACCATCACCGAGCCAGCCTTCGACGAGTACGCACGGGTCGGGATTCTCAACCAGTCGTCAGCCTGGAACGTGAGCAACGGGGTGCTCACCAACTCCTATGAGGTGGACTTCCCGATGGCGATCGGTGAGTGGGGGAGCATCGCCTACTGGGCTGTTCTGGATGACCCGGTCGGTGGTCGAGCCTTTTGGGTTGGTGAGTTCGGGACACCCTTCTACGTCGGTGCCGGAGGTATTGTCACCTGCGCCCCCGGCACGTTCTCCCTCTGGTTCGAGGGCAACCAGTGGAAGATGGGCCAGTGAGTGTCACTCCCTGGGGTTTTCTCTCGCCCACTGTCGACTACACGAAGACACCATCCACTCAGCCGATCGACCGTCTGGTCCCACGCCGGACGATCTCGCTGACGCCAGAGGACGCCATCATGCTGAACGGCTTTCCCCGGGTGCCGAAGAGCGGCGTGATGGCCCGAGCGATGTTCAGCACTGATGGCGTGTACTACACGGAGCGGAAGTCCTTCGACGACATCAACCACGACTCCTGGGCGTCGTTCGTCGGCTCATCGGTCTACTGGGATCCGGTCGCTGGCATCTGGTCTCCGATCCGGTCCAACTCCCCGGTGCTCTACCAGTTCACTGGTGTGCCGGGGACCACGCCTGTGCTGGACACGCTGGAGTACCGCTCCGGCAAGGAGTTGATGACCAACGACGCTCTGGTCTTCGACAACACGGTGACCTTGTCAGCTCAGTTCAACGAGGGTCTGGACGATGCGACAAGATTCACCCTGGCGATGGCACTGTTCTGCCAGGACTCAGGACCGAACACCGTCATCACGTTCGCAGATGGTGCAACAGTCGGGGTCACCCCGACCGGGCTGACTGCCACTATGGACGGGATCACCTGGGACGTACCAATCAAGACGGGGCCGATGAGACTCGGACCACTCTTCTTGATCCTGGAGCTGAAACCTCCGACCGCCAACCTCTACGCCGGATACAGCCCGACCAACATCTCTTGGGGAAGCTCAGTGATCTCTCGGAACACGACGCGATTCGCCTTCACTGTGGGGTCTCCGATGAGTCTGTTCGCACTGGATGTCTGGGGTGACGGTGCTCCAATCGCCTCTCAGATCGTCTCTGACTACGCCAGCGTGCTCGGTAACACCGACTCCCCGGTGGCGATGTTCGCATGAGCAGCGCCCCCAGGCTGTACCAGCAGGCCGGAGGATCTGGCTATTTCCGGATCTGGGCCAAGAGCCCGAGCGGTGTGTCGACCGAGATCACTTTCGTCCGGGACGTGCCGACCATCATTGACTCGATGTCGACTGCAGACCCGTTCAGTGACTCCTCTGCCTCGCTGTCCTTCAGCGCAGTGACCGGGTTCGATCGCCCGGGTAACGGGATGCTGAGCTGGCTGGTGCCGTACTCCCAGATCACCATCCGCTGGTACGACATGACCGAAGTGGTGGTCAACGGTGTGTCGACGACTGTTCCGGTGGTGAACCCGAACTGGGTCTGGGAGGGATACATCGCCTCTGAAGAGATCGGCCAGCCATACCAGGTCCAGTGCAAGGGTGCGTTGTTCCAGGCAGACAACTTCCTGGCTGAGCCGCTCTACCCGACCTACCCGATCCCGTACGAGACGATGATCTCCAAGATGCTGGATCCGGTCTCCCGGCCCACTATCGGTACGTCCAAGCTCGTGGTCGAGTACCCGAGTGACTGGGCTACCAAGGTGCCGACCTTCAAAGAGCCGAGCTACCTGTGGTTCCTGGTCCCCCAGGGGCTGGCTACCGGCGCGAACTGGTCCGGGCTGACCACCCGCGACACTGGCTCCTGGAACCCGATCATGACCGGCTACATCCAGAACCTGCTGGCCACGATGTACACGCCAACAGGGGAGCAGTGGACCCTGATGAAGCGGGTCGGCAGAGTGCCGGTACTGATGGTGCGTAACCGGGTCATCTTTCCCGATTCCCAGACCTTGGTGGTCTACTACGAGGCTCCAGGCACCAAGAGCTCCTTCTCCCGCGACTTCACCCAGACCGCCAATGTCATCTACGGCGACGGCAAGGACCTGGCCGGATCGACCTTCACCGGGATGCAGATCGCGGCTGACCAGACCACCTGGTACGAGCCGTACTCGGCTCTGCCCCAGGTCTATCCGGCCAACGCCTCGAACCCTCGCTGGCTGAAGACGATGCCGGTCAAGGAGATGCACTTCTCGTTCCAGCAGGGGATGGATGAGCTGACCGCGAAGGACACCGCCTACGCCCAGCTGCAGAAGTTCGCTGACCCCGGCTACACCGGCAGCATCACGATCCAGAGTGATCCGATGCGAGACGGCCAGCCCTTCAACAAGTTCCTGATCCAGGCGGGCCAGAGTGTGCTGCTGAAGAACTTCCGGGGTGGTGATGTGCTGTTCCATATCGCTGCCGTCACGGTGTCGCCGGAGGAGAACTCGGTCAGTCTGACGGTCGACAACAAGTACCGGGACGCGCTGACGGTCGGTGAGGTCAGGGCCAGAACACGTGACGCGTTGGACCCGATCAACCTGCTCAAGCCGGGATCAGTGTCTGGTGTCGTCAACGACATGCTCAAGCCGTGGAGCTACGCGAACGGCTCTGGTGTCATCCCCAGTGGTGGTAACAACGATGCCACCCCCTTCTTCAAGTCGATGCCAGCAACCTCGGTCTTCCCCTGGACAGACTGGACGGCGAAGTACCCGCCGAAGAAGTTCCCGCAGTACTACATCAAGGTCAGCCGGAAGAGCGCGTCAGCGTCTGATCGCTGGCAGGACTACTGGGGGACCTACAAGGTCAGGCCGAAGTTCGCTGTCTCGGTACCGATCAAGGGCGCTGAGGCTGGCACCATCCGACTGACCCAGATCGCTGCTTACGACCGGGACGGCAAACAGGTTCCGTGCCGGTTCCACTTCGCCATCTACGACAACAACGGGGTGACCGTTCAGGCCATGCCGATGATCCCGGCTGGCGTCAAGGGCCTGCCTACTGGCTACGCGGCGGGCCAGTACTACCCGTTCTTCCCTGCCGCCTTCAACAACTACAAGCCGTCCGGAGAGCTGACGACCCAGGGTGGTGTGCTGCTCAGCAGTGGTTCCACGATGTTCGCTGGCTGGGGGACATCCGAGGAGCCAGCTGGCTACTCTCCGGGGACCAAGGGAACCGGTAGTGCGGTGACTGGCAGGCTGGAGGACGCCGCCTCCTGGTCCTTCGACACCGCGACGAACGACAAGAACTTCGACAAGTCTTCGGCCCAGAACGTGGCAGGTTACAAGACTGCCGGTTACATGTACTGCATGCTGTTCCAGGACGATCTCCCAGAGGCCTACTTCATCGGTCGGCTCTGGAAGGACCCAGCAACAGCTCCGACTGGCGGTGGCGGCTAGTGGCAAACTACGGCACGTTTTCGAGCTACCAGGTCGAGATCTGGCTGGCGACGCTGAACAATCGGTACGTCGCCCTGCACTTCGACAACCCGGAGACCACCGGGGCCTACATGTCAGAGATCCACGGCGGTGCCTACGCCCGCCAGCTGGTCCAGATGAGCGCTCCGGACAATCGGGCTACCTGGAACGTCAACGACTTGTCCTGGTCCGTCCCACCTGCCACCAGGATCTCCTACGTCGCCTTCTGGGACGCGGTCGTCAACGGTAACTACCTCTGCTCCGCCCCACTCGATGTCGAGCAGACCATCGTGGCCGGTAAGCGGTTCGACTACCCGGCCCTGAGCCTGGCGCTGAGCTTCGACTCCTAGCTGAGGGAGAACACGTTGTCTTCCTGCTTGACCACCTGACCGTCGATCCGGTCGTACTGACTCTTGACGTTGTCCTCCACCGCGTGGGTCATCCAGTTGTTGTTCACCTTCGGCGGGGCGAACGGAGAGACGATCGGGAACCGGTTGGCCACCATCTTCCAGGCCAGCGCGGAGGAGCACACCTCGTCGGGCAGGTGGAACTCCTTGGACCGGGAGAACATGTCGTCGGTCGACACGTGCTTGTGCGCGGTGTAGATCGAGTCGATCCGAGAGGCCCGGACCCACTTCCGCTCCACGGCTGAGACGTACTCGCTGAGCATGTTGTCCCGTTGTGCGCCGGTCATCAAGAAGTTGCGGACCCGGTCCTCCAGGTAGTCCGCCACCACTCCACCCAGCCCGGTGGCGTCGTGAATGCCCTCCGCGTGGTAGCGCTTCTGCAGGGCGTTGAAGTAGCCCACCATCAGTGGGTAGGGACGGCGCTGCATCCGGACGTAGTAGGCCAGTCTGATCGGGGTCTCAGTGGCGTCCCAGACGGTGATGACGGTCCAGTCCACGTCCCTGGCCCAGTCGGCGGCGATCACGTAGTCACGGATCACCTCAGGCTGCAGGATCAGGTACTCCTGGTGGTCACGAGTCAGCTTCAGCGGTTCCGGAGCTGGGGCGTCGAACATGAACTCGACCGCCTCGGAGTCGATGGCCCGGTTGCCGATCGAAGGCTCACCGAGCTCGTACTCCACCCGCCAGGTTTCCCGGGAGACGGTCCGGCGCTTGTTCTCGATGGCCTCCTGACTCAGCCACCCGTCGATCGGGTTCGAGGTGTCCTTGTAGCAGAACTCATAGATCGGCAGACCCTCTTCGCGGAACTTGGCCATCGCCTTGGTCATCGTGGAGTCCGCGTACTGGTGGGTGCTGACGGCGATGGTGTTGGCCGGGATCTCCACCCCGAGCCAGTTCTTCTGCGGCATCGGCTGGCCCAGCGCAGCCTCGTAGATCGATTCGTCCATCTCGTCGATCTCGTCCAGCGCCAGGAACGCCGGGTGAGGACCACGAACCGTCTTCTGGGATGCGGTCAGCGGCCGGATCTTTGCTCCGTTGGTCAGCTTGATCTCGGTCTTGTTGTCGCTCAGGATCATGTAGCTGGGTGCGTCCTGGTAGCGCCAGGCTCGGCTCATCGACTCGATCACGTTGTTCGACTGGGCCAGCGAGCCACCCAGCACGTTGACATCACAGCCCCAGACCACAGCCTTGGTCAGGGCCAGCAGAGACATCATCACGCTCTTGCCGCTCAGGCCACGAGAACCCTTGACCAGCACCTGAGGCTCACGACCGAAGAAGGCGGTGGAGAAGGCGTCGAAGGGTGCCTGGTGCTCTGCGCAGACCTTATGTCGTGGCACCGTGAATCCCCAGAGCGACTGGACCAGTTGGTAGAGCTCGTCGTCGTTACGAGGTGGGCGGGTCAGGTGGATCCTGGTCATTCTTGCCCTTCTGGATGGAGGTACCAGCCAAGTATCCGATGAGCGCGCCCACGATGGTGTTGATGATGTCTGCGATCCCCCGTGCTACCTCAGTCAGGTCCTCCTCGGGGTGTAGCACGAAGGTGATGATCAGAGTCACCCCGGTACTGATGATGAGTACCCCAGCGCAACTGGCCAGGATCAAGATGACGATCTCTCCAGCAGGGCGCTCCCGTAACTTCTTCGATGGCACTCTTCCTCCGCTCGGCTCCCGGGCGGAAGAAGCGGTCTAGCCCACTACGGTCACGGTAGCTGGCCGCTCTCCGGTGCCGGGTGAGTAGCGAGCCACCACGGTCCCTGAGGGCGTGCCTGCAGGCAGTGGGTCCCCGGTGTGCAGAGCTAGCACGTTACCGACCGGTAGGGACAGGTTCAGGGTCTGCACGGGCCAGTTGCCGGAGATCTCGGCGTCCAGTGCTCCAGCGGTGACCTGCCCGACCTGCAGTCGGTAGTTGTTGTTCGGGTTGGGCAGCAGATCGGTAGTTGCCACGTAGGGGGTCTGGTAGGTGCCGTAGACCATGATGGTCAGCTGGGTCTGGGTCAGCCCACTGCCGCTGGTGACTTGAGTCAGTCCGGCCAGCTCGATCACCTTGGCGCTGTTGACAGTGGCGACACCAGCTCCCAGGGTGGTGCCATCAGGACGCAGGGCCGACCAGGAACCGAAGATGCCGGTGTAGATGCCGTTGGAGGCAGTGGCGTCGACGAAGGCCAGAGACGACCCGTTGAGCCAGTTGGTGATGGTCATCATCACCGAGACGTTGTCCGGGGTCACCGGTCTGGCCTGAGCGTTGACCACCATCGCCCCAGTCGTGATCGGGGTGTTGGTGGCATCGAAGACGGTCACCGCGAACGGGCTCCAGGGGAGCGGGTTGTACGGGTCCATCTTGTAGATCAGCCTGCCGGTGGCATCCAGCCAGGAGACCGCCTGGTTGCTGACCTGCACCGCGCTGCCGTTGTCGGAGACGTTCAGCAGCTCCAGCACGTTGTCGGTCGAGGACCGCATGTAGGTCGCGGCGTAGTTGTAGCCGCTCAGCACGTCATGGTTGTGCACGGTCGGCGCTGCACCGATCGAGATAGCGGTGAGGATGACATCACCGGTCAGCGCGTTGACTGAGGTGACCGAGAAATCTGAGGAGATCACCTTCCAGTTGCTCAGTACGGTCGGGTCAGAGGCTCCCAGGACATAGGAGCGTCCTTGGTCCGGTCTGATACAGATGTCGCCCATCTGAGCGAACAGGGCCATCATCTCGGTGTCGCTCTGAGCCGAGTAGCTGTTCTGGAACCTGATGGCCGGGATCTCGCCAATCGGGATCACGCCATTGATGAGCTCAGGCACCGTGACACCGATGTCGGTGACATTCACCTTCGTGGTGATCAGCGTGGTGTTGCTACTCACCAGGAGCGAGAGTGCCGCCAGTTGGTTGTAGATCGACCGGTCCAGATCGCCCGCGATGGCCTGTACGTCGGAGAGGGTCGGGTAGACACCCGGCGTCGGAGGTGGCGGCTCGGTCGGGTACAGCGTGGGTAGTGAGACGACATCCGGGGAGTCCGGTCCGAGTGCGATCCACCAGGACTGAATGATGGTCCGCCCGACCAGCTCCTCGACCAGATAGAGGAAGTTGTCCGGGACCAGGTCGGTCTGCTGCGGGTAGAGATCGACGCTGAAGTCACCGTCGCCGTTGGTCAGGGCGTAGACAGGTTCTCCCAGCACGATGATGTTCTCGGTGCTGTTCTTCAGCGCAGATGACGGGGTGAAGCGCAGCTCGATCTTCGCCGCGTTGCCCTCCGGATCGAGGTAGCGCCCAGTGAGCTCGATGGTCCTCATCTAGGGTCCTCCCACTGGCCGGATGTCAGCGTACTGGTAGTCAGCCTGGTCCGATGGGAGGGTGAACAGCACCTTCCCACCCAGGAGGGATGTCTCGTAGACCATCCAGACCCAGTCCTTGGTATTCAGCATCTCCGAGTTGTCCGGCAGATCGACACTCACCTGACTGACCCCCGGGCTGATGTTCTGGGTCAGGGCGTAGACCGGCTCACCGACCACCACGTCTCCGGTGGAGTCGGTGAACCGCTGACGGGACGGTGTGAAGACAACGGTGGCCAGATCACCGATCACCGTGCCCGAGACGCTGATCACCGCACTACCTGACGTAGGTGACTGTGATCCGCCCAGTGCCGGTCCCAGACCCGTAGAAGGTGCCGCAGTACTTGTCGGTGTCATGGTCGCCAGAGCCCTGCTGAGAGGTGATCCCCAGGCCGACGATGCTGCCACTGAGCATGCCTGGGAAGAAGGACGACGGAACACCGACCTGCAGGGTCTGGCCGTGGTTTGCGCTCTGCCAGCCGCTGTCGGTGATCAGGATCTTGCTCATCGGGTTGGTGGTCGGCTGGTTCTGCAGGGAGTGCCCGAAGATGTGGAACTGGGTGGCTCCGTTGTAGTCCCACTGGGGGTGACGCTGGATCTGCACCTTCATCGAGGTGATGCTCTTCGCGCCCTTCAGCAGGCTCAGCATCCTGGTCGAGTAGAAGAGGAACCCGCGTCTGTTCTCCGGTGTCCCGATCCGCAGGTACTGGTCGGTGTTGTGGTCCCAGTAGCCGGAGGTGTTGTACCAAGACTTCGAGTACGACGGGTCGAGGATCGCGGTGTAGCTCTCCGGAGCTGCCACACCGGTAGACAGGAACTTCTCGTAGCCGCTGACCGGAGTGGAGTAGTTGTGCGAGGTGTCCTCGGTCCAGGCGGTGACGTAGTAGGTCGACCCAGCGGTCAGCGAAGAACCATCGGCAGGGTAGTACTTGGTTCTGGTCTGGTTCGGGCTGATCAGCCAGTCCGACCAGTTGGCGTCAGCACCATCGGGTGTGTAGATGTAGTTGGCGTCGGTGTTGTTGTTGACCGACACCGCCTTGCCGACCTTGACCCGGACCCGGTAGGTATCGGGGTTGGCCGGTGCCTGCACAGTGATCTTCAGCGTGTTTCCGGTGATGCCCAGGGTCAGTGTCGGCGGGGATGGCGGAGCCAGGTCAGCTGTGTAGAACGAAGTCCAGACAGTGGCTGAAGTCTTCCGGTAGGCGGTCCGGACACGACTCCAGCCACTGGGAACCTTGGTCCAAGGCACACCGACAAGCCAGGAGCTGTCGTCTGTCTTGGTGTAGAACTGTCCCACGGTAGCTCCTCAATCAGTACTGCAGATACACGTCGCCCACGCCACCGAGGGTGCCTGCCGGAGCTGTCGTGCCGGTGAAGATCTGCTTCTCGGTCGGATAGATCCGGTGCCAGGCACCACCGACGTAGCCGAAGAAGGCACTCTGGTCAGCCACGTAGGCGACCATCCCGTTGACCGGGGTGAGGATCGCTCCGACCAGCTTGTTGGACAGGTCGGTCATGGTGGCGAACCGCATCACCGAGAACGGCTCACCCTGGGTCGCCACCTTGTTGGAGAAGACGTACCCCTGGTTCAGGTTCTCCTGGTTGTTCGGAACGTCGATGTTGTTGATCGGTGTCTTGGTGTAACCCATCTCTTCTCCTACATGCTCACCAGTGGGTACTTGGACAAGAAGCAGAACAAGGTGACCAGCACGTTCGGCTTGATGGTCATGTAGCACTGCATCGTCCCAGCCATCGAGTACTTCAGCGGGGACATCACACCCTGACACGTCACCCAACCGGCGTCTTGGGACGGCAGGTAGTTCAGATCAGGCACCTGCACCTGCAAGGTACCGGCAGTACTCGGTGCGTCAGCAAAAATCATCGGCCAGGAGCCCAGCCCGATGTTGTCGGACCAGGTCAGCGGGAAGACACCACCAATCCCCCCGATCGTCGTCCCGTTGAACGTGAAGGTCGCGTTCAGCGAGTAGTAGGACGGGGCAGTGTCGGTCGTGATCCTGGTGACAGTCACGCATCAGCCACCGATGTTGGCGTAGGTGGTGTTGTTGTTCACCAGGGCACCAGCCGGGCCGACCGGACCAGTTGGGCCAGTCTGACCGACCGGTCCAGCTGGACCCTGCGGACCAGCAGGCCCTTGTGCCCCTGGTCCGAGCTTGGTGCAGTAGAACTTGCTCTGCGTCGAGATGGCCACCGTGTCGGACTGGGTGGCCCGGAAGTTGATGAGCAACCCACCGGTCGTGGCCGAGAGGATGGTCCGCAGACACATCGAGGTGTCGATGTCGGGGATGGCGTTCTG